ACCTACTCCCCCAACCCGCTGAGCAGCTACCGCCTCTTCGACAGCCGGCTGGTCTACCGCCGGATCGTGGCTTCGGGCGTCGCCGCCGACGCGGCCAAGAAGTGGTGGTTCGTGGGCGACTTCAAGAAGGCCTTCGCCTACATGGAGAACTGGCCGATCACCGTCACCCAGTCCCCGCCGGGCAGCGACGCCGATTTCAATCAGGACATCGTCGTCCGCTTCAAGGCCAGCGAGCGGGGAGCGGCCGCCGTGCTCAACCCCCGCTACGTCGTCAAGTGCACCGGGGCGTGAGGCGGCCGGACATGGCAACGATCCTAAGCCAGTGCCGAGTCTGCGACGGCTACGATGTCCGGGTGGAACTGTCACCGGATCTGATCCGCGCGTTCCATTTTCCCAGCAAACCAGCGGACGTGGCAGGCGCAACGGCCATCGTCATTGCCTCGCTCGGGCCGGACCCTCCGTTTCGCCCCGTCCCGGTAGAGTGGGATCGCGTCCTCGCCGCCGCAGAGAAGTGGCTGGAGACCCGTTCGGCGGCCCGCACCGCGCTGCTGAATTTCCTCGCTGATGCCCGCAAGATGGAGGCGGCCTGATGCCCACCAAGACGAGCAACGGCACCGGCGGCGGCGAGTGGTCTGTGGGAGGGACCTGGGTGGGCGGCGTCGCGCCGGTGGACGGCGACACCGTGGTCATCGCTGCCGGCGATACGGTGCTGTTCGACGCGGACCTCTCGGCCTGGACCACGGGCGTGGCCGGTCTCACGATCAGCTCCGGCGCGGTTACGCCGGGAAAACTCGATCTCTTGGTCCTGGATCCGCCCGACAATCCTCTCGTTCTCCCCATCAAAGCCGGGACAAAGATCCAGGGAACATCCGGGGCGGTCAAGGGACGGCTTTACGCGGGCACCGCTTCAGTTCCGCTCATCAATTCTAACAAGTTCACGATCAAGCTGATGGGGACCGGGAGCGGCGGAGGGCAGATCGACCGGACGTACCTCGACGTGCAGCTCCGCTGCGCCCAGCCGACCCACAAATGGGTCAAGCTCTCCCAGGACGAGAACATTGGGGCAACCGTCCTCCACGTCGATACCGACGTGACCGCGGACATCTGGGCGGAGGGAGATGTAGTGGCCCTCTGCAACGTCAACAAGGGCTGCGACTACCAGCGGACCACGATCGCGGCCGGAGGGATCGCCGCGACCACGATCACGGTCACGAACCCCCTGGATTCTCTCAACATCGCCGGGAGCTACCTGGTCCGCGTCACCCGCAACATCGAAGTCACCTCCGAAGGCTCCCAGCCAGCCATCACGGCAACCAGTGGAACCAACTGCAACGGCGTTTGGAACTGCTCCGTCCGGCAGACCGGGATCGTGCAGGGCTACGGCGCTGCCTACGGAAGCGGCGACAGTTTCGGAGGCGTCTTCAACGGGTTCAGCCAAGGCATCGGCGGTGCAGCGGGCTACACGATGTCCGGCTGCGCCGTTGGGTGCTCTAGCGGAATCGCTTCCACCTACTTTAACAACATCGGCTCTACGATCAGCGGACTGGTGGCTGGAAACTCCAGCTACGGTGTCTTCGACCTCTTCGGCGGGCTCTTCACCGGGATCGTGGCGGGGTGTGGCACGGGCTTCGGGCGATGTCTTGGCCTCCATGTTGCCGGCCAGGTTCACGGCTGCAACTATGGACTTCAGTACTGTGGCCAATGTCACGTTTCCGGCAGCATCACCTTCTGCAACTACGGGTTTTGCTATAGTGCTGCCGTGCTCAAGCAGGGCACGGCGATCGGCGGCAGTGGATCGCTTGCCAACTCGGGGGACATCTACCTTGCCAACGGCGTCTACCGGGGCTACGGGGCCGGGCTCCGCTCGGCGACCCAGGTAACAGGCTATCTCAACACCAACCCTTACCCGGTCGCCTCCGCGATCCTTTACGACGTGGCCGACGCCTCGGGCAATCCCCAGCCCGGCCGGATGAAGTGGTGGAACTGCGGCGGGTACGGGGCCAGCGAGGATTGGGCCCAAGGAGTCCACGGCGATCCGCCCGTGCCCCTGGTCTACGTTCACAAGCACACCTTCGAGACCGCCAGTTATGACAACTGGGTTGACGTTCCGATCTGGGGCGAGATGAACGTCCCGCTCATCATCAGGGTCTACATCCGCAAGCAGCAGAACGGGATGGCCGCGACGCCCTGGATGAGACTGATCGACCCGAGCCGACCACTCGGCGACGCCGAGGAGATTCTGGCCTCATCCACGATGGGCGACAACACGAACTGGCAGACCCTCACGCTCGATTACATCCCCGACTGGGACCGGCAATTCATGCTGCGGGTCGGGGCCAGGAACGCCTCGGGGACGATGTACTGGGATTTTGACGTTCGCACCAGCGGCCGGCGGCCGGGGATGCGGGTGATGGGGGTTTAGGAGAAGGGATTGGGGACTGGGGATTAGGGATTAGGGGTTAGACATTAAGCCGCGACCCGAAGGGGAGCGCGCCACAAGGAACAAGATCGTGCTGTTCAAGAACATCGCCGGACAAAAATGCATCGTCTACGCCCACGACGCGGTGGCCGACGCGCCGAAGACCAGCGACGCCAACAACATCACGGCGAACGTCAGCAAGGACGGGGCAGCAAGCTCGCCATCGAATGACGTGAACCCCACAGAGATCGGCGGTGGTCTCTACGCCTTCGACCTGACTCAGGCCGAAGCCAACTGCGACCTGTTCGCCCTTTACGCGGCGAGCACGACAGCCAACGTGAAGATCGATCCCGTGGTGGCCTACACCCAAGGCGGGGCGGTCCCGAAAGCCACTCCCGGCGGCGCGGGCGGGCTGCCGACCGTGGACGCCAGCAACCTCGTCGCCGGCGTGCAAGCGGCTGGACGCAACGCGATCGCCGATGCCCTCCTGCTCAGGGACGTCTCCAACGTCGAGGCCTCGGCCGGAGATCATTCCCTCTGTTACGTCGTCCTGGCGATGAGCGAGTCGAACACCGTCGACCAGCCCGGAATGTTGACCGTGTACAAGACCGACGGGGTCAGTGAGTTCGTGCGGAAGAGCTTGCGGACGAGCCCCGACGCCGACGCGGTGACCGGCGTCTGCTGAGCGGATGAGGAGGGCCGGTCGCCGCGCCGGACCTGGCGGGCCGGAGCGGGGCGAAAGGAGAAACTGCGGATGGTTCCCGGATTCCGAGACTTGCTGGCGTGGCTTTGCGGCTGGAAGTCCTCGGGGGCTCTCGTCCGGCTGCCCGCGGGGGAGGTCGTCACGCCGGGCGCTCGGGCCGGGCAGGTCGACCTGCCCAACGCCGCCGCCGGACAAGTCGATACACCAGGCCAAACGGCAGGACAGATCGATGGCTGAAGCACAAGACGTCCACGGCACGGTTTTCAAGAACGGGTCGGCCACGCTGCTGGCGAGGGTCGTCGGGGCCGACGGGCTGGTGGTCACCCGGGCCGCAATCAGCTCGGTGACCTACAGCGTCTTCCTCCTGGACGACCAGGACCCCGACAGCCAAACCGCGGTGACCGGGCACGGCAACGTCTCGCTCACCGTGGACGACGTGCTCTACGACACGCTGCAGCGGGACAGCCTCTGGACGAAGGATGCGATCGGCTACAACTTCAAGCACGTGCTGGACGTTTCCGACCACGCGGCGTTCGCCGTGGCCGGCCGGAGCTACCGCGTCCTGTTTGCCCTCACCCCCTCCAGCGGCCAGGTGATCCTCGTCCGCTTCCGCGTACACGCGATTTGAGAACCGGAGTGCTGCAAAACTCCACTGAGAAACAACACCCCTTTTTCGGTGCCCAGCCATGTCCAGCGACCTCGAGCAACTCGAAACGATCAAGAGTCAGACGCTGGCTTTGATCGCCGAGCTGACGGCCAACCCCAAGCCGACCTACTACCTCGACGGGCAGACCGTTTCGTGGAACGAGTATCTTGCCCGGCTCCAGGCGACGGTCGATTGGTGCCAACGGAAGCTGGCCGGAGAAGAACCGTTTGAGATTCATTCCCAGGGGATCACCTGATGTTCGATCCGCAGGACGATTTTGCCCGGGTGACCGACGGCCTGGTGGCGGTGACCGTGCTCCGGCCGGGAGGCCCGACGGCGACGGCCGTGGCTCACGCGCTGCGGCATCCGATCCGCCCGTTGGCCGCCGGGGGCTCGTCCCCGCCCGACGCTGCCGCCGACGCGGTCTGGCACCTGCCGGTGTCCGAGTTGCCCGACCCGCCCCGGCCGGGAGACGTCATCCTCGATCCCGAGGCTCGCCGGTGGACCGTGCTCCGCGTCCGGCCGGCGGGCCCGGACGGGCGGTGGCGCTGCGCCGCCAGGGACCTGGTCCTCGCCTACGGGCTGGTCGAGTACGTGGACATCGAGAAAGCGACCTACGCCAAGAGCGCCGGCGGCGCCGACGTGGCGAGCTGGCAGGTCTGGCGGACCGGCCTCCCCGCCCGCGTCCAGCCGGCCGAGGTCGAGGTGAAGGAAGAGGGCCTCAACCGGCTTGCCGCCGCGCGGTTCACGATCCTGTTGGGCGACGACGTTCCGCTGGACCACGCGCACCGCATCAAGGGCCCCGACGGAACTCTCTACGCGGTGCTCGGCTATCGCAAGACCCCGCCGGTCGGCGTGCCGCTGGAAGTCGACGCAGAAAGGATCGGCTGACGATGAACCTCGAACAGGCCATTCACCAGCGCTGGGCCGCGGCCGGAACCTTAAGCGCGCTCTTGCCGGCGGAGAAGCTGCGGACCGGCTTGGCGCGCGGCCTGGGGCTGCCCTACGCCGTGCTGACGCGCAAGGCCGGCCGCAACGTCTTCCGCAGCAGCGGCGGCCAGGCGCTGGACGAGGTGATCCTGGCGGTGCACGTCTGGCACGAGGAGTACGACGCGGGCCGGGCCATCGTCCGCGAGATCAAGGCCGCCTTTGACAACGGCGACTTCAGCCTGCCCGACGGGCCGCGCGCCGTGGCGATGCGGTGGACCGGCGAAGCGGCCCCCCACTACGACGGCAAGGCGTGGCGGTTCGAGCTGGAGTTTCTCGTCCAGGTTGACCTCCCTTCAGGAGCGTGAGCGATGACGACCGACTTGAGAAGTTCCGTCAGCGTGGAGCTGGGGTGGACGTGGCGCGACCGCGTGGGCACCAGCCTGATCACGGACAGCAACCGGCTCCCCTTTGCCCGGGACTTGGGCGACGGCCACGACGCCAACCAGGCCGACGTGGTCTGGCACGCGGACGACCAGTCGCTGGCCGCCGGCGAATCGATCACGCTTTACCTCGGCGCCCTGGCCCAGAGCCTCTTCGGCGACACGATCACCCTCCAGCTCGCCCGGGTCAAGGCGATCCTGATCGTCAACCGCAGCGCCGCCGGCGACGGCTACCTGGTGGTCGGCGGGGCAGGAATCAACGAGTGGTGCGCGCCGTTCGGAATGCTCGGCGACACCCTGAAGGTGATGCCCGACAGCCCGTTGTTGTTGGCCAGCGTTCGCGACGGCTGGGAAGTGGGCGTCGACAGCGAGGCGCTCCGGATCGCCGCGGCCGGCGGCCCCGTGCTGTTCGACGTCGCCATCCTCGGCACCAGCCAGAGCGGGTCGGGGGACTCGTCGTCCGGCGAGCCCTCCTCCTCGTCCGGCTCTTGAGGAGAATCCGCCCATGGCACTCTTGAGCGGCAAAGATGGCACCGTCCGGCTCGCCCAGGGCGAGTTGCTCCGGGTCACCGAGTGGCGGATCGAGAAGACCAGCACCAACAAGTCCTACGCGGCCAACGACACCGGGGGCGCGCGGAAACGAGTGCCGGGGGTGAAAGACTGCGCCGGGCGGCTGGAGATCAAGGCCGACGACGCGGCTGGCGCGCCCGTGGGCGAGGGGGACGTGCTCGCCCTGGAGCTCCACGCCGACGACTCCGCCGAAAACTACTACGAGCTCTCGGCCATCGTCGATGCGGTCCGCGTGGAAGTGGACGTCGGCCTGGCAAGGCCGGTCGCCTACGTCGTCGCCTTCTCCGGCAACGGCCCGATCACCGCCCACGGCATCCTGGACAAGGCGTGACCTCAAACGGAGAAAGGCGGTCCCATGAGCGTGCCCTTCAAGGAGCTTGGCGGCTCGCCGGTGGAGTACTACGGCCTGGAGGGCTTCCGCGCGGAGCGGGAGTTTCTCATCGCCTGGGAAGACCGGGAGGCTTTTGCCGTGGAGCTGCTGGGATCGGCGGTGCCGCACGGCGCCTCCACCTGGCTCCAGTACCCCGGCAAGTCGTCGGTCTTCGCCGTCAGCCTCCGCTACGAGCCGTTCGATCCCGACAACCCCGATCCCCAAACCCTCACCGATCTCACCCAGGGGCTCAACCGCTACGGCAATTCCTTCGCCAAGGCGACGGTCCAGTACCGGACGGTCTCGCCGCGCGACCGCACGGACGGGCCGGAGAACGAAGTCGGGACCCATCTGACCTACCAGATGCTCTTCGCCGTCGAGCAGTGCGAGATCACGCCCGGCGGCTGGAAGTGGGTCGATCAGCCTTCGATTCCCGCTCCGCAGGACGTTGCCCTGCTGAAGACGATCCCCGTCACCGACCACCAGCTCACCTGGCACCAGGTCGTCCGCCCGCCGTGGGACACGATCCGCCAACTGCAGGGCAAGGCCAACCTGGGAGTCTTCCTCGGGTGTCCGCAAGGGACGGTCCTGTTCCTCGGCGCCGAGGCCAACAAGCTCTTCCGCAGCGGCTTCGACGCGGGCGCGTCGGAATTCTGCTGGCAGATCCGCTACGTGTTCCGCGAGCGGGCGGTCAAGCAGGGCGGCCACGTCTACGGCTGGAACCACTTCTATCGCGCCGACCCGCCCGGCTGGGCTGAGCTCACCAACGGCACGGACCGGATGTACGACCTGGCCGACCTTGCCGCGCTGTTCCAGTCCGCGCCATGAACCCGATCTGCCAGTCCGTTGAGCGCCGACGAAGCCGCGCGGGCGGCCCCTTGCCGGCCGGCGCCAAGGGGACGACGGCGGGCCCGGTGTTCGTGGCCGGCTATCCCGGCGACGTGGGCGGGGC